TTGAGAAACCCGCCCTCCGTTGGAGGATGAACCGGCGCTGACGCGCCTTGGAGGTTTACATGGGTAGTGATGCAATGGCCTTTGCGGACACGGATGTGGTGGACGCGCAGGACATCGAATATACCGGCGGAAAGAACGGCGAATCGTCTGCGTTGGCGATTGGCACGGTGGTCTGCCTGGACTTGACGGCGGCGGACGGAATCACGTTCAAGCTGCCGTCGGCAACGAACGCGGGCATGGTGCTTGGCGTTTTGGCTGAAGCGGTTGCCGCGGGCGCGTACACGTCGAAGATCGTGAAGCGCGGGGTAACGAACGTGCTTGTGTTGGGTCATGCGGATTCGTTGGCTGGCGGCGAGCTGAAGGCAGTGGCCGGCCAGGCGTACGCAACGCATTCGGTGGCGGCACCGGCGATCAATTCGTATCTGCCGTGGTGCACGATTCTGGTGACGTATGTGACCACGTCGGCAGCGCTGAAGAGCTGCTACGTGCGGGTCGCGTAGAGGATGGGGCCGTGGGC